AATGGTCTAAAAGCAACTGGATTTAAGTCAGTTGTTATTGCTCAGTATACTGGTGTATCTCTACAGAAAGACGATAGAGCATTCATCAGATATGATGAGTATAGTAACACATTTAATCAAGCATCATTAGCAGATTCTGCTGCTACTGTTCCTTATCATACTAAGGGTGATGCATTCTGGAAGGATGACTGGAGAAACTTCCACGTTCGTGCTTCAGAAGACGCATTTATTCAGTGTGTTAGTATCTTCGCTGTTGGTTTCGCTGATCACTTCCTAATGGAAAGTGGTGGTGACATGTCAATTACCAACTCTAACAGTAACTTTGGTAATACATCACTACATGCTAAGGGACATAAAGGATACGCATTTAATCAAGACAAGGGTGGATATGTTACTGACATTGTTCCACCTCAAATTGTTCCAGAAACTACTGGTAATACATCAAAAGTTCCTTATTATACGTTAGATGTACAAGCATCTAATGATCCTGATAATCATACTCAAATATTCCTTGGTGATGATTTGGCATATGATCCTTCTAAACGTCCTGCTGCCTCTATTGAAGGTTATCGTATAGGTGCTAAGAAGGATGATAAGGTATTTGTAAAACTTACTCCAAGAAGTGCTGGTCAGAGTAATGAATTTAATGCAACTATAAGTCCTAGTGGATTTAAGAGGTATGTTGCTGCACCTAGTATATTAACTCCTAGTGGTGGAAATATAGTAGGTAATGATAGTCTTGATGCTGCTAATTTAATTGAAGCTAATAAGAATTTCATTGCTTATGAAGCTTATGGATATATTACTTCTAAGTATCCAAATATAACAATTAATGAGAATATTGACATTATTAAGTGTCGTAGAGATATTGGGTATCTTATTGACGCTACTGTACAAGATTTAAGACTTGGTGGTAATCTTAATACTATTCAGGCTGCTGAATCATATTATGTTGCTACTGAATTATCTTATATTACTAATGAATTAACAGAGACTTTAGAGGGTTATTACTATGCTAGAGATCTTGCTATTGCAGCTGCACGTAATTTCTCATATCTTCGTACTGGTGTAACTACTACTACTGGTTCTTCTATCATCAATGTTGGTGATACAAGTGGTATTGTTCCAGGTATGACTGTTGCTGATTATGAAACCAGTAGTTTTACTAATGGTTATCTAAATTCTAACGCTACACGACCAGCATCACCTGCTATACCTAATAACACATTTGTTAAAAAGGTTATTGACTCAACTAACATAGAATTGGGTCAGAAAGCAACATTCTCAGAAAAGAAAGTTGTATCTGTTAAGCATGGTGACGCTGCTAACTTAATTGAAGTTAATAAAGATTTTATTGCTGCTGAAGCATACGAAAGAATGCTTCTTGACTTCCCTGGATATACATCACCAGCCGCTAATTACACACCTGCTAAGTGTAAGGATGATTTAGTAAAGGCTGTTCATAAGATTGCTAGTGATGTAGCATTCGGTGGTAATGCTGAGACATGGGATATATCTTACTATTATGAGAGTGGAGAAGTTCTTCATATCTCAACAAGTAGAACTGAAACTGCTCGTGCTTATGAGTATGTTAAAGACATGGCTATTCAGGTCATGCGTAAGGAAGATGTATTCATCTATGGTACTCATGGATTAACACAAACAAAGACAACATCTGGTCTTGTTCAACCTATTGCTAGTCCACAACTTACAAATATCAATGAAGATAATGTTGATGTTGTATCTGATAGAGGTGGTGATGCTCAGAAATTAATTGCTGCTAACAAAAATCTTATTGCACATGAAGCAGTAGAGAGGATGGTTTCTCAATCTTCTCTTGAATCATTTACTCCTATTACTGGAACCACTTATGATCCTGCAACTGGAGTATTGAATCTTAAGATACCTAATAATGGTTTATCAGCATCTACTTCAGTTTCTGTAACTAATGCTGCTTATGATCCTACAACTGGTATTCTAACACTCACCAAGAGTAATCATGGAATGAAGGCTGGTGAGAAAATTCAAATACAAGATGAGGCTTTATGGTTTAAGTGTTCTATGGATAATAAGACTTCTGTTAAGAAGTATCCTAGATCAACTGATCCTGTAAGTGGTAAGTGGTTAGAGATTACTAATGTACAGCAAAGTACATTTGATGTGCATGTCGGATCTACTCCCATTGTATCATTTACTCCTACTGCTGCTGATTATAATGCAGCAACAGGTGTGATGACTTTGACTATTGGTAATCATGGATTGAAAGCTGGTACTTCTATTAAACTTGCTCAAGAGTCATTGACATTTACTTGTAGTAAGGATAGTAATCAATCTAATCATGCTTATCCGAGAACAACAGATCCATTCTTTAATACAGCAATTAATATTGATTCTGTAACTACAACCACAATTACAATTAATGTTGGATTTGAAGCAAATGCTGCTGAACAATATGCTCATACATTTGTTCCTAATTTACCTGCTGGAACTGGTGCAGTTATTGCTGGTGGTAATTATTCACATGAATATGATCAAGCAGCAAGTCCTACATTTTTCAGAGCACAGGATAGTATAAGACTAGACTTTGATGCATTGACATTTACCTGTGGCATGGATAATAATGCTACAGAACACAAGTATCCTCGTGTAAGTGATCCTGCTGCTAGTGATATTCTTCCTGTTGTTTTTGCATCTCAGGATGATGTAGTAGTAAACGTGGGTAAAACTCCACAAGTAACATATGATGTCACTGGTGCAAATTACAATCAGGTAACAGGTGATATTGTATTAACTATTAATGATCACGATCTTGTTAAAGGATCTACTATTAGATTAGCAGATGGTGGGTTATCATTCAAGTGTGCTAAGGACTCTTATACTAGTACAGAATCATATCCACGTTCAACTGACCCTGCTTATCAAACTGCTCTAGAAGTTAAAGAGGTTGGATCTTCGTATTATAAGCCAACAAATGCTGCTTATGATCCTAATACTGGAGTTTTAAATTTAACTGTTTCTAATCATGGATTAGTAAATGGAAATAGAATTAAGATATCTGATAATTCATTGACATTTACTTGTGCAATGGATAATCATGCAACAGAACATGCATATCCAAGATCTTCTGATCCAAAATCGGGAGAATGGTTAGAAATTTCTGATGTCACACCAGATACATTTAATGTTAATGTTGGTGAAGCAGGTGCAGAATTTACATTTACAGCTGGAACAGGTACATCATATGATCCTGTAAGTGGAGATCTTGTTCTTAATGTTGGAACACATGGTTTAAGTGTTGGTGATGGTATTGTTATTGATAACAACTCACTCAAATTCAATTGTGAGATGGATGGTAATGATTCTGATAAATCATATCCACGTGCAGGTAAAGATCAAGCTTCATCAAGATCTTTACATATAACCAATATTACAGATGATAGTATTACTGTTAATGTAGGTGGTGCTGGAACTAATAAGTTCTTTAAACCAACCGCAGCAACTTATGATCCTGCTACTGGTGTCATGGTAGCAACAATTGGACAGCATGGATTACGTGTTGGATCTAATATTGTATTGAAAGATAATTCTCTTAAATTTACTTGTACTAGAGATAATGATCAAACATGGCATAGTTATCCTCGTCCTGGTGTTGATCCTTGGGCTGGTAAGTCTATTGCTATTACTGCTGTAGGATATAATACTAAGACTGCAACTAATGCTGTTTATACTCCTGCAAATGGTGACTTGGTAATTACATCAAGTGGTCATGGATTTGCAAATGGAGACTATGTTAAGATTGCTGATAATTCACTTAAGTTCACTTGTGAATTGGATGGTGATGTATCTATTAAATCTTATCCACGTCCAGGATTTGACTATCCAAGTGGAAGATGGTTGAAGGTATCTAATGCTACTGGTGATACATTTACTATTAATGTTGGATCATCAAGTAATACTTCTCTTCATAGTTATGATGATGCTGTTTTAGATGGTATTCATCATCAAGATGGAACCGTTACATTTAATGTTGGATTTGATTCCAATACAAATAATCAATACCCACATACATTTAAAGAAGCAGTTGATAATGCTATTGAATATCAACCAGAATCTACACATACATGGAAATCTTCTGATCCTAATAGCATTAAACATTTACCAAAACAGGCTCATATATTTAAGAGATCTGCTAATAATTCTATAGAGAAGCAGAGTGGTACTATTACAGTTAATGTTGGTGCTGGAGATCCTGCTGATCAGTATGGACATGATTTTGTACCTGGTAGTGGAATAGGTGCTGTTATAACTGGTGGAGATTATCCACATCAATGGGTGAGTTCTGTACCAGATTCAGTACATAAAGTATTTTCTGTTGGTGGTAGTAATGCATATCATAATCAAGATTGTGTTGATGATGTTGTAGATATTTTAGATGCAATAGGACACAACTTAGCTTATGGTGGTAATGATAAGACTTGGGATGCTGCTTATTCATATAAGACTGGTGCTCACGTTGTTGGTGAAGAAACTGAGACTAATTTTGTATTTGAGCAAGCAAGAGAAATGGCTGCTCAAGTCGTTAGAAGACAGAAAATTTTATCCGTAGGTAAGCATGGATTAGTACAAGATTATAATCCTGATGGTTCTATAACTGAAGACATGGCTGATCCACCCGTAGATCGTGCTGGTGATGCCCGTAATTTAATTGAATCTAATAAATCATTAATTGCTAAGGAAGCATACGCTCGTATGATTCTTCAGAATCCTGGATTCTTACCACCTACAGGTAATAAGCAAGATTGTATTGATGATATTGAAGATTTTATTACTGAAGTATCTTATAATGTAGCATTTGGTGGTAATGATAGAGTTTGGGATATGGCAAACTTGTATGTTACAGGTGCTCATGTTGCTGGAGAAGAGACTCAAACTATCATGGCAATGACTGATGCCACTGAGATGATGGTTCAAGTAATGAGACAAGAGAAAGTTCTTATTATTGGTGATCATGGATTAACTCAATCATATGATAATACAATAACAGTTAATGTTGATACTCCACAAGATAATAAAGTAGCTGATGCTAAGAATCTAATTCTTGCTAATAAAGATTTCATTGCTCAAGTAGCATTGGGTAGAATGTTGGATGCTTATCCTTCATATCAATTTACTGCTCCTTATACAAATGCTGATTGTCTTGATGATCTTAGAGATGTAGCAGAAGTTGTTGCACATAACTTAGCATACGGTGGTAATGATCGTGTGTGGGATGCTGCTAACATGTATGTTGCTGGTGCTCATGCTGCTGGATCAGAGAATGAAACTATAGCTGCTTTTAACGAAGTACGTGATATTATTAATGAAGTAATTACTAATGTTGATGTTACTGTTGGTGGTCATAGTTCAATTAGTCAAGTAAAGGATACTACAATTACTGATGGAGTTTCTAATAACCAATGTAATAGTGCAAAGAGTACTGTTACATCTCTAGTACAGATACTTACTGCAACTATTGCTACACCTTCTTCACTTGCTGCTGTTACACGCACTCAATCAGTAACAAGATGTGAGGATATAAGATCATCTATAAACACTCTTTCTGCTATTGCTACTAATGCCATTAGTAACCCAGTTAGTCTTGATGGTGTAGTTAGAGATGTATCTGATGCTACGTATGATCCTACTACAGGTAAGTTAGTATTAACTATTGGTAGTCACAGTTATACTGCTGGCACAAAGGTTAATATTGCTCCTTCTTCTATAGTCTTTACATGTTCTAGAGATGGTGATGCTACAGAACATGCATATCCTAGAGCAACTGATCCATCATACAAGAAAGATAATCCTATTACAGAGGTAACTGGTACAACTATTACGGTTAATGTTGGTATTACTTCTGATACATCAGTACATGCATTTGTTAGTGCTGCAAATGGTGCAGTTAAAGTTGGTGGAATAACAAGAACAGAATCTGTTGGTAGATGTGAGGATGTAAAATCATCAATCAATACTTTATTTGGTATTTTAACAAATACAGTATTAATACCAACATCACTTGATTCAGTTGTTAGAACTTCTTCTATTGGTCGTTGTCAAGATGTTGCTAGTTCAATATCTACATTATTTGGTATTCTAACGAATGCTATATTAAATCCTGGATATATTGATAGTATTGATAGAACTGAAACACCATTAGGATTAGCATTTGGTCCTTCTGTAACTGCTAATGCATCTACATCAAATTCTTATGTATATTTTACATTAGATGATGCTGTATATACTAATGAGTATTCACCTTCTCCAGATACATCATTTAATAACTCTGGTAACTTACAGGATAATAATTATCCTAAGTGTGCTAATGTTTCAACTGCTATTCGTCAGTACTTCTCTAATATTGGAACTATTATTCAAACTGGATTGAATAGTGTTCCTAGAAATGAACCTTCTAGTTCTTCTTCTGATTTAGCAAGTAGAGGAACAATTTGGACAATTAAAGATCCTACATCATTAACTGCTAACCCACATAACTTTGAAACTGGTACTCCAATAAGATTGGTTCCACGTGCCAAGGATGGTGTTGTAGTTGATAAACGTAAGATAAGATTACCAAATGGATTTTCACCTAACCAAACATATTATGTAATTGCTCCTGGTAGAATCACAAAACCAACAGACTTTAGTACTGCTGGATTTACTGCTGGATCTACAGTTGGTGATCAAGCTAAGTTAATGTTAGCTGGTAGTAAAGAAAACGCTGCTGCTGGTATATACATTCATTCTGCTGAAGTTGAATCGGTTGATACTGATATTGAAATTGATCTCTATCAGTTTGTTCTTGATACAAACTATGATTGTCATCAATATTCTTGTGAGACCTCTGCTACACCTCTTGGTGCTCTTAAAACAGATGTTCCACATATATTTGATGTCCCAACTTCTAACGTAACAGTACAAGAAGTATTCTTTAAGAAGAATGAAGGTGGTTCATTACCATTGTTGAGTCAGTCATGGCAACAAGATCCTGATGTTGCTGTTTCTAGTAAGTTGAAGGAGAATAAAGCTTACTTTGCAAGGTATGTTGATAAGAATCTATTTACTATTCACAAAACAGTAGATAAAGCTTTATCAGGTCAATCACCAATAAGTTTTGATACTACTACCAAACAAGATGGATTCTCTGTATTTGCTAATAAGAGAGAATCTCCATTGAGATATGATCCAATTTATGAGAATCCTAATACTGGAACTCCACCAATTTACGGTAAGTGGTTTATTCAGGTAGTTAATCAATCTGAGAATTCATCTACACCTGGACATGACTTCGCAATCTTAACAAGATTACATGAACAGGCTTACAATGATCTTTCTGGTATTGAAAAGACAAATGATGCTTGGTTTGAAAGAATTAAGGATGAGCGTAAAGCAGATGATCGTATCTATCGTTTACGTTATGTTATACCTGAGTATCTACAATCAGTACGTGATCCTCTAAATGGATTTACTATTAAGATTCGTAAGGACACTACAAGGAAACTTTTACCACAGAAGATAGTTCTAAGACCTGTTGTTTCTGGTAGTAATACTGAAGCTAAATTCTATAACCCTGCTCAAGCACATGAGTGGATTGGTGCAACAAAAGCTGATTTATCTGGTATTACAGGACATGATGAGACTTTAGAATATAATCCTTATAGAAAACCATTATCAACTGTAGGTCCACAGGTATTTACTAAGACTTTAAAAACAAGTAGTGATGTAGATTTTAATGTTGAGTCTGGTAGATATTTTGTTGATGCTAGTGATGGTAACACATATCTTGAGTTAACTACTTATGATCCAAGTCTAACAAGTACACCTGCATTAATCAATGAGAAGTTTGTAACAGTTTCTATAACTGTTCCTCAAGGTGGTTCCTTTACTGCTAATCCTAGTGCTAAAGTGAATAACCCTTCTGATAATGGATACAATAAAGTTGAGTGGTTTGGTAATTGTTCTGGTTATGCTTACGTTCATGCTGCTCTTAATGTTCCTGGAACAGATACATGGCACTTAATTCTTAAGGGTGTTGTATCAGATACTAATGATGAACCAATTGACTATGATCCTCTAGAGAATACTAGGTTTGAGCATGTTCCTGCTGGATCAACACAAACTGTGTTTGCAGATCTTAAGGCTGATAGAGATTATGGTAAATCATTTGGTATTAAGGATCTAATTCGTAAGGGATATCCAGAGTACTATTATAAGCAAGGTGGAGCTAAAGTTTATACTCTAACTCCAGGTGATAAGATAGTTTCAGAGAATAGTCCTCCAATTGAATATTATATTGAATCAGTAACTGATGTTGGAGAGATTGATGATACATTCTATATCTTTGATGTTGAGCAAATTCAGAAACGTATATTTAAACAGCAACCTGGTATTTACTATCTAACTGCTATACGTGGCGACATTTCCCCATATCCAACTGGTGCTGGTAACCAAGGAAACTTTAGAGACTTTAAGTTCTCTCAGCCAATCAGTAAATTATATCCATTAAATTATAAGAATGATCCTTTCTGGTTCAGACAAATAGATCCTGCTGCTGTTGATCCTCCTTCTACATCATCTGCTGCTGATAACTATACTCATGGTTTAGTAACAGTTAATGATTTCAAGGGATCAATGACTAAGGAGTGTGTTGGTGACATACTTGCTACTGCTGCATTTACAAATAATTCTTATAGTGGTAACAATGAGTTAAAAGCACAGATTGGTAATGCTACCTCTGGTTCTGAGGATCGTTTGATTCCTATTGCTGGTGATAGTACAGTTGTTTCTGATGTCAGAGTTTACGTTGAGTTAAGAAGACCATCTATAGCACGTGCTGGTAATCATACGTTTGAATACCTTGGTTTTGGTCCAGGTAACTACTCAACTGGTTTACCTCAAAGACAGGAAGTTATTCTTGAACCAATTCAAGATTTTTATGCTCAATCTAAGAAGCAAGATGGTGGTCTAGTATTCTACACTGGTCTTAACTCTAATGGTGATCTATACATTGGTAACCGTAAGATTGATGCTATCACTGGTGAGGAAGAGTTCCTAGAGTCTGCACAGTTAATTGATTCTGATGATGATGAAGAGGATATTGGCGGTTTAGTTACCACCTTTGATACTCCTGTTACATTCAATGAGTATATCACAGTTAATGGTGGTGACAATCAGGATAAGACAAGCACATTCAATTCACCTGTAACTATCAATGTTCTTGGTAGAGTTAGAGATTATGCATTAAAGATTATATCTGATGTTGATCCTAATTCTGGTGATGATGGTAGTCTTGCTGCTCAGTCACAGTACTTGAACCAAGATACTCTTGGTCATATTACTATTGCTAGAAACAGAATTGCTGCTTCTATATTCCAGTTTAACCCACGTGGTTCTGCTGGTGCTGCTCAAGGATATAAGATCCAGAACCACGCTGTTGGTTTACTAGGTTCTAACATTACTCCAAACCAATTGGGAACATTTAATGCTACCCAAGTCGTTCAGTATGGTAATGCTGGAGCTCCTAAGTCTGGTGATATGTTACTTAAGGGTAACGATGTAGGTAAGTCTGGATCTCTTGGATGGATTTATGCAAACTATTTCACACCTATTACTGCTAATCAGATTAAGAGATTAACATTTAATGGTACACAGGTTGTAACAGTTGAATGGGAAGGACTTAAGAACTCAGAACTTGGTATAGCTTCTGGTTCTCAAATTAAGATTACTAACTTTATTGATAGTGCTCTTGATGGAACTTGGACAGTATTATCTGCTGGATTTGATCCTAGTGATGAGTTCTGTAAATTCTCTATAGTTGAGAATAGAGCTAATGTTCAAAATCAGAATCCATTTGATTGGTCTGGTTCACCAACTGCAACAATGCAGTTTGCTAACTCTTCATGGAAAGAGTGGGGCGTATTAGGTTCTGAATCTATAAGAACTAGAACTGCAATCGCTGGTGATTATAGAGTTGGTATTAACACGATTGCTCGTGCCGACCATGCTGCTTATGCAAATGCATTTGTTAGTGACAATGGATTAGCGAAGCAAGTAAATCCTGATACTAATCCACGTGCTAACTTGGATGTTGTAGGTACTGCATTCATTTCTGGTAAGACATTTGTTACTTATGATTATAATGATGGTTCTCCTCAATTAAACAATTATGCAGGTACTGCAAATGCCGATGGATCCACAAGATCTGATTTTGGTACTGACAATGCACTATTAGTTGGTGGTGATGCCTATGATCCAAATACTTCAGCAACACTTAGGGTCTCTACTGCTGCTCCTTTTGGTGGTGTTGGTATTAATACAATCATTGGTACTGCTCCACTTGATACCACTCAAACAAATACAACACTTGATCAAATATTTGTTGTTGTTGGTGGTGGTAGATTTACGGATGATGTTTCGGTTGAACAGGATCTTAATATTGGTTCATGGCCATCAGGACATGCAGATAATACTGTTAATGTAACTTCAGGTATAACAACAGGAACATTCAATTTCTTAATGGGTAACACATTCAGTGGTACTCATGTAGATAATACAGGACAGACTGTTACAGGTGCTGGTCTACAGATGGCTGGTTATGCTCAAAATATTGAGATTGGTAATAAGCAATTATCTGGACAAAATGTTGAAGTTGGTGGACTTTCAAATAACAGTACAATTAAGATTGGTGCAACACCTAACAATTATCTTGTCAATTCAGTAACAACTCTTGCTGATTCTAAGATAGTTATTGGTGGTGCTTATGATAGCACGGAGTCACAATCTTATACAAGAATTGGAACTAAATCATTAATTGCTGATGGTGATGTGTGGATTGGTGGTTGGCCAAATGGTGTAAATCAAAGGTCAGATCAACAGTCTGTAAATCTATTCACACCTGCTGGAACTGTTAACTTCTTCTCTAACTCTGGTGGTCCTTCTAACATTAATTTTGCTACTAATGCATCTGATGTTCAGATCGCTGGTCAGGGTGGTACAACTACAGTTAACAATAAACTACAAGTTAATGCTTCTGCTAAATTCTTGAGTGATATTTGGTTATGTGGTGGTACTTCTGCATTTGAATTTATTAGTGATAGAGGTCAACTAGGTACTACTATAAGTTCTCATCAAAATGGTCTTACTCCACCATATACAGTAATTGATCCTAATAAGAATGTAGATATTCTTAATGTACTTAAGAAAGTACTTGCTGATACAGGTGAATATAATCAAATTGATACTGCTGGTTCTGGTTTGTGGGGTGGTTATAACTTCCAAGGAACTCCTGCTGGAGAAACTACATCACAATTCCCAGATCTAACTGGTACTAGTGAGTACTACTTACCTCTTAAGTATGCTCCTATTACTGCTGATATCAATGGTAATCTTACAGTACAATATTTTGTAGTTGGTGATTATATACTCATTGATACTGGAATCAGTGGTAATAGTATATTCCCAGAAGTTGTTCAGATTACTGAGTTAACAAGAACCACTGCTGCTCCTTACTTCTTAAAAGTTAAGCGTCAACCATTTGGTACATTTACTGGATTCCATTCAGATCATCCAGATACGACACCTATTTACAAGGTTAATGTACAGTTTGATTCTACTTGGACAGAGAATGATTTAGATAATACTGGACCACAAGATCAAGTTAATCTTGCTGAGTTTGGTGGTACTCTATCAACAGATGATTACATTATCGTTGGACGTAGTGACACTAATAGTGATGGCACATACGATTTTGGTGAAGCACTTAAGATTGCTCAGATTACTGGTCAGGTAAATCAGAAACTAACAGTTTCTAATTGTGGTGAACCAGATAAGGTAGTATTTGAGGTTGACTCTGTAACTGGTGAAGTTACTATTGGTAACCCAGATATTCCTGGATCAATTGTTAATATTAACACAACTATTAAATTACAAGGTGGTTGTGGAACTATTAAACGTGAAGAGATTATTGGTGATTTAGTAAGGGTTAGTGGAAATCTTTCAACTCAATATATTACTAATGTATCTCCAACTGATATTGCTAAGGTATCTGTTGGTGATGAAATTAGATATAATGCTACTCATGGCAATTTCAGTGGTGTTGAATTCCCAATCAACTATGTAACAGAAGTTAGAACAGATTCAATCGGTCTTAAGGATCCTGTATTTGGTAATGATATATCACAACTTGGTTTCTATGTTTCTAAGAATGAAACTCTTACATTAACTAATGGTAATGATCAAGAAGTATTTGATGTAGATTCATGTAGTGCTAATACTACAATCGGTAATCATATACGTAGACTTGATATATCAGAGTTCTATCCAGCTGATAAGACAGTATCTGAATCAGTAAATGCATTTGATCCTATTAAGGATGAAATTTCTATTCATTCATATTGGCATGATCCTGTTACATTCAACAATGGTAAGAAGACTACTGTTCGTGGTGCTGTAACTGCTCATTCCTCATATGATTGGGTTATTCCTGTACAGTCTATTGGTGAAGGTAATGGAGCCTTTGAAGTAGGAGACTTACTTGTTGTTGGTGACAACACAAACACTGCTCCACAAATAATTGATGGATCTATAGTAGTTGTTAACCCAGGATTCCACGAGATACTAATTGTACGTGGAATTACTAGTGGTGCTACTCCAGAACTTATTTGTGATGGTGGACAAGAAGGAACAACTAAAGCATCTGCTGGTGATTATGCTATCAATGATACTATATTAGCAATTAAGAAACACAGTGAAGTTTCTCAGTTACTTGATATTGCATCTAAGCAGAGAGGTTCTGTTGAATATGTTTCTGCTGTATTTAATAAAGGTTACATAGTTCAATCAAGAATTGATTATGTTAACTATGTAAGATTTGAAAATGTATCAACAGGTGATAACAATTACTTCATTGTTAATTCTAACATGGTTGGAACTGTTAATAGTGCAGTTACTAATCATGAGAGACAAACTGGTGCTTTAGGATACAACAAAGGTAATCTTAGTATCGGTGGCGATATTAATATGATCGGCGGTGATATTGAGATATACGATTCTGTTAATTCTTCTAGATTGTTCTACTTCAAGAATGATGGTGGACACGCTGATCACTTAGGAAGTATGCAGATTGATGCAGGTGTTGTTCTTAAGGGTGCTCTTACGATGTACCCAGAGAACTGTCCTGAAACTGTATTCAGTCAGACTGGTGTTGTTGATCCTACATTTACTGTTGATAATGTTGGTAATGTAGCTGCTAAATTAACTCTTACTATAACAGGAGATGATGCTCCAAATCCAGTAAGTACTGATGAGATATTCTCAGTTAATAAGTTAAATAATAATGGATCTGATAAATTCAGTATTAAACATACTGGTGAGATTGAAGCATTTGGTATTGATCCCTTCTGGACAAGAAGCGGTGGTGTTCATACAAGATATGTTTCAACTGGTTCTGATGCTGCTGCTAAGACATTAACAGCAAATCTTGTTTATTGTGCTGCTGTTGATATTGATAGCACATTGGTATTAACATTACCATCCGAAGTTAATACTGGTGACGTTGTTAAGGTTGTTGATGTTGGTGGAAACTTGAATCATAGAACATCATTAGTTGTTCGTGCTCCTGGTGTTGGTGTAAGAGTTCAAGGAGATTCTACTGGTACAACATTAGCAGAGGGTGGTGGATTCCTTGCTCAATCATATAATTCTGGAGAATTGGTTATACAAACACCAAATGCAGCATTCTCTCTAGTTTATCTTGGTTCTGTAGATAGTGCTGGAGGAGTTGGTATTCCTTCAACACAACAAGGTTGGTGGTTAATGGAGATTTAATAGATGGCATATTATAACAGAGTAAAAGCATCTAAGAATGTTCCTATAGGTACAATCATCCCCTGGACTGGAAGCAGTTCAGGGGCATCTTCGGATGATGGTTTACCACATGGTTACAAGGTTTGTAATGGTGAAGAATTACAGGCAGTATATTATCCAATATTAGCAAATATCTTAGGTAATACCTTTGGTCCTTTTCCTGATCCTCAGAATCCTTCTGAAGTTGGTGGTATTGGTGGTAATGTTGGTATTAGTAATGCAGGTACGTTTGCTGATCCTTACTTATCAACTGATGTGTTTCGTTTACCTGATTTTACTCTAAGAAATCTAATTGACATTGAATATAGTAGATTAGATATTGATACTCAATTTATTATAGGAGAGTATGTTAGTAAGAATGGTATTGAGGGTAAACAACCAATAACATTGCAAGATACTGATGTTGATATAACATTTGCTATTGCAGCATCTAATGAGTTGTCAGGTAGAATGACAGGGCAATCAATAACAGCTCCTACTTATGTTGATAACATTTATAGTATACCTAGAAAATTAGGAATAGACCACACACCTGGACATATGCACAGAGCAGCAACAGATAATGATTATGATCAAATTGATACTGCTAATCCAACTGGTGCAAGTGCTGGAACTTTTCAACCAGGAAATTATCAACCATCTGATGCTACTTACTGGCAAGAAGTAAGTGGTGTTGGTGCTATTAATAATGCTGATTCTCCTGAGTCATGGAAGGCAGGTTTAGGACAAGCAAAGATAACATGGAACGATAGTGATCATGAGACATTAGTACAAACTAATACAGCAAAACAAATTGATCAGTCTAAAAATGTAACACCACAGGTTAAGTCTAGAGTTATATTAAATGCTATAAATGGTCCTGTATTTACATACACTGATGATGGTAGTGGTATAGCATCTATTCAAGCTGCTGCTGATGTTGGACCTATACCTGTTCCAGGACAATATTCTGGTTTTCAAAACTATTTCTTTAGTGATGATATACCTGCTAGTAGGGGTGGTGGTAAAGGAAGACCAACAGATCCTAATTATGATCCTGATACTTATACTACGTATCCTACTACAAAACCACATAATGCAGAGGAGTGGGCAGATCCTGCTTTAGGTGGACATACTCATGAACCAATGACTGTAGAAATGACTAGAGGTGTTAGGATGCCAAATACAATATTAGTTAATAATGTTAGTACTAATACTGCTGTTCCAGTGTCAATACCTGATGCACTAAATATTTCTATGAATGTAAATACACCATCGTTAACTACCATCTTCATCATGAGGGTCTCTTAAATGGCAGTATTTTATAAGTCAGAGAAGGCTAAGTTAGGAACAGTAACTGGTACAATTCTGCACTTTCCTAGGCAATTAGCAGAGGATCAAGATCCATCTACAGGAGTATCTGGAGATCTTCTTCCTGCTGGATATCTTAGATGTGATGGTAGAATTTTGAGTGCTGCATTATATCCTGCTCTTGCTTTAATATTGGGTGTTGGAACTAATTCAAAATTTAAGAAGGATGAAATAGCATTAACTGATGATCAGTTTCAGTTACCTGATTTCAGGATGAAGACTATTAGACACACTAACTCATCTGATGTTGGTAGATATAATGATATCTATGGTGTTGAAGATGACGGTGATAAAATATTTAAATCTGGTGTTGGATTAGAAGTAGTACAAAGAGCACCATCTCCTTGGGAAGTTCAATTTACAGGAGATTTCTTTTTACCATCACAGACATTGGATCTTCAATCTAGTCCTCAATTTAGTAGAAGTAATGGTAATGCAGTTGCAGCTGGTGATGTACAGTATACTGAGATACAACCACACATGCATTTCAGTACTACTAGAAGATTTAGACAAGATCATACAGGTTCTGATACTGCACAAATACAATTTAAATCTCATACTACAAGAAGTAGTTTAGAGATATGTCAATGGTTTGCACACTCAAGACAAGAATTATGTTATTTTGCTGCTGATTCTAGAAATACTCAGGCTTCTAGTTGGGATAATGGATGGAGAGGTGCATGGTTCTGGGGTGGTGGTTGTAAGTCATGTGGTGTATTTAAAACTGAAGGACAATGCTTGTGGCCAGTATGTCATGGTGTGTCAACTGGTAACTTCACTGCTGATGGTGGTTGTCAAGCTGGTGTAAAATGGAGTACAACTGGTGGACCAGGAGATGTAGATGATGCTGGAAATGCAGGTCAAGGACCAGACACAACTTATAATGGTACTGGTAGATGGTTGTATCACTCTGGTAACTGGGGTCAATGTAATAATGGTGGTGGAGTTAATGCACCATATACAGGTGGACAAGAAACATGCTTTGGTGAAGTAGTTTATGATGGTAAATGGTTTCAGCAATGTAGGCCATCTACTTTGTTTGGTATTGGTAGTCCATCTGGACAGTACTCTCAAGAAACCAGACCTATGAGTCCCAATTATACATATCCTACAGTACCATTTAGTTTTCCTGGATTCTATGCAAGTATACAAGAAGGAATTTCTGCTGGTATGAACTTGACTACTAGATTAGGTACATTTGGTAATCTAGCAACGCATTCACATATCGTTCCTTTTGAGGTTGAACCACATACATATCAAATAGTAACGGATGCTGTAAATATAACTGCTTACGGAACATTAGAGTCAACTATTAATATTCAAATTAATGAAGACAAGAAAGCAGATGAATTTATTCAACCTTTTGTAATAACAGAGTATATAATAAAAACATAATGGCATCATATAGATCAGTTAAGAGTAATTATTATTCAGACAAACAGGGGCAGTATACCTCTGTTGGTACTATATTGCCTGTTGTTATTGATCAACATACAGATAATACTAATAATCTTACAGGTAAACCACCATTACAGTATGATGTAGAATATAATTATCCAGGATGGGTATATACTGATGGACAAAAACTTAAAGTTTGGGAATATCCTCATTTATATCTTGCTATAGGTGATAATTACAAGCAAAGTGGAGAAGTAAATGGAGGTTCTGTTTTATTAGATAGTCCAACTCCAGCTGGTTCTATACAGAAGATGTGGTGGCATGATAATAAATTATATGTTGAGATACTTAACGATCCTAATCATATCTCTGGTGATAAGAGAGTATATCCTTATGGAAGTGGACTAGCATTTCTTGATAGAGTAACAGTTCCTCAAACACCAGAAAATTCTCTTGGTAGTATACCCACTGGATTATTTACAGTTGGTACTGCTTATTCTTTAGTTCAAGATGATAGTGGATTAACTGGACTACCTACCAATACAACAGTTTATAAGGTTCTTAAAAATGATGGTACTGACTTTGATGGTACTCAGTATACTCAAGGAAATTATACTATAGATTTTAATGCTACTGGTGAAGAGCATCCAAGAGTAATGATTACTAAGACTGTTGCTCTTAATGATTATCCTTATTTAATTGGTGATTTTAGAGTTCCTGACTATAGAGAAAGAAAGTTAATTGGATATGGTAATGGTGTTAATGGAGGAGGAACTCCTGTTGCTGCAAACATAACCAATGTTAAAGTTGGTGCAATGGCTGGTCAGTGGTATGTGCCAAAATCTAGATTAGATGATGTAGGATCTTTCTTTACTGTTAGTGATGTTACTACTAGTGGTTATGAGAATGTATCATCATTTGTTCCTATGAGGATGATAGGATCAGTTAAGTACACAGTTGGTCCGATGGATGATGCTATTTTACCTAGACCACCTGAACACGATCATTACCTATTACATTCAAGACCTGATGAAACAGCACAAACAACTGCTGCTGGATTTACTGATACATTAACTGCTCATTATAGATTACAGAGTGGAATGGTTAATGTATTCTTACCTGAAACTGCTAGTGGTGCTCCACTAGGACATTCTCATGGTTTAATTGGACAAAGAATGCAGAATGAATCAACTGCTACATTTGGTAATGTTATTGGTATTGGTGAAGTTGTAGATGATACAGTTGCATGTAAATCATATAGAGTAACACAAGCACCACCATTAAATGTTACAGTTGCTACTTCGGATGGAACTACTATTACAGTAAATACATCTAATTCTCATAATTTATCTGTTGGTAATTGGATTACTATTACTGGTGCTACTGGTAATTGGGACGGTAGTTATGAGGTTAAGACAGTAACTTCATCAACATCATTTACTGCTGAAAAACCTACTGGTGGTACTATGCCTTCATCTGGTAACATGGCATCGGGGGGAGTTATTAAACAAGCAGATGGTATATTTGAAGCGATACCACAGCAAGATGATCCTTATGCATTTGTTGTTGATGATACTACAGTCATTGGATTACAGGATATTATAACATATACACCAGGTGATACTATTGATGTATATGAAGAAGAACTTGAAAGTGCTGGTAATATTAATAAATCATTAGCTGATGCTGGTACTGGTGTAGTAAAGATTGAACTTGAGGTAACAGGTGCTGGTGGATCTGGTGGTAATGGTACTACTAACGGTACTGATGGTGGTAATGCTACAATATCATTAACTATCAATGGTACTTTATATACTCTTACTTCCAATGGCGGTAAGGGAGGAAAAGCTGGAGACGCATCTCCCCCTTCTGGTGGATTAGGTGGTGGTTGGTCTGTATCTCCTAGTACACTTGCCAATGAATCTGGTGTATCAATAAATGTCCAACAAAATGGTAATCCAGGTGGACAAGGTGTATCTCAAAGTTTAACTGGTGGTTATGGAGGTGGTTCTACAAATGATATCTATGGTGCTGGTGGTGCTGGTGTTGGTGAAGAATATAATGAAACTGGTACAACTAAATGGCCACTTGCAACTGATACTGCACCAGGTGGAGCTTCTTTAGTTCAGATTGGAGGAGAGTATTATTTCCAACATTCAACTGCTGGTGGTAGTCCTGTTCAAGGAACTTTACCTGCTCCTGTTGGTACAACAGAAGCTAGAATCTGGATATCTGGTGGTAAAGGTGGAGATGGTAATGGTCAAGGTGGTGGTGGATATGGTGATGGAAACTTTGCTGGTCACTCTGGATGTCCAGGAAGACCATCTGATTTCGGTGGTGGAGTAGGAACTAATGGTAGTTTATTATATCTACAGAAGAATGATGATCCTGGTCAATTAACTTTTGTTCTTGCAAGTGCAGGTGGTGATGGTAGTGCTTTACAGGAGTGGGCAACTGGTGAAACGACAAATGGTTTATCTGGTAAAGGTGGTGCAAATGGTGGAACAACAGGTGCTGGTGCATTAGGAAACGCTGGAACTGGTGGTGCTGGTGGTGGTGCAACATCTCTAAAGGATGGATTGAATCAAGTAGTCGCTGGTGCTGGTGGTGGCGGTGGAGGAGGAGGCGGTGGCGGTGGCCAAAATAGTTTCTCTCCACCAGACGTTTGTGATAGAGGTCAAGATGGACAAGGACCAGTTGCTGGTTTGAGTGGTGGTTATGCTGTTCAATCATTTACTGGTAATAATGGTAATGCTTCTGGATGTACTGCTGGATCTGGTGGAGGAGGAGGCGGTGGATTCGGAAACACTGGTGCTGGCGGTGGTGAACCAGGTCAAGAAGCAGGTGGTGGAACTCCAGGAACAGGACATGGTAATGCTGGTGGAGGAAAAGGTGGACAGACAGGACAAACTGGTTATAAAGATATTTTCTGGGATATTGCAACACTCAATGTTAATGGATCTGATGCTGGTGGATATATCAGAGCTGAATTTGATGCAACTAATCAAGGAATAAGAGACGCTGGAGGTGGTGGTGGATCAGGTGCAACATTAAAAATACAGATTCAATCACAAAGTGGACAAGATTTAGCAACTGCTGTTGTTGGTAGTTTAGGTGGTAAAGGTACAGGTGGTGGTGAAGATGGTGCTGATGGATACTTAAAAGTGAAATTAAGTAAACAAAATCCAGCTGTACCTGTTAACCCAGTTGATTCTGTTGCTGTTGGTCGTGGATATAAAGTACCAGGATTTCCTACAACTAGAGATTATGAAGCCAATTATGTATTGACAACTCCTGCTGGTGGAACTGCTGTTTGGGCTGATGCTAATCCAGATGGTAAGATAAAAATAGTTACACCAGCAGCTACAGGAACATTTCCTGAATTGCCAGCATCTTTCCATTCAGATTCTACTGGAGCTACTAAATGTACAAGACACATAAGATATGAAGGTGAAGGAACTAGAGTATTAACTGTTGGTCCTTTGAATTCTAATTTTATCAATAGAATATATTTTGATATTATTAAAGGTAATAATTCTAATGGTGGTGAGACACCAGATGAAAATTTATTATTATATTGGTCAGAAGAACTTGGGGGATCTGAAACTCTTGCTGGTGAATTGGTATTAACAAGTGTCAATGAGTCTGGTTGGGCTACATATGATTATCAAATACCACCAAGTGATAATGAACCAATGAGAAAACCAACAATATATCTTAATGTTAAACAAGCAAGATCTCCATCCAATGAAGTTCCTGAGAATACAGCATTTAATGATAACTACGGTATTTCACAAATGATATTGACCTTTAATGAAAGAGAAATATATCAATTTGTCCCATCAACCAATGCATCTTTGCCTGGTAATGAAATAGTTGGTAGTCAAACATGTGGATCAGATGATGGTATTAATATGGTAAGAAGAGAGGTTGATGCTACTGATAGTGGTATGACTGTTTTAGGTGGTGATTTTGTATTAAACTCATCAACACCAATTAGTATTACTTCTGGTGTTATAATAGAGAAACCGATACCTTTAATTACTAAGTACCATAGAAGTAAATACTTAATCAAAGCACACTAAATAACTAAGGAGATTAATTAAGGACATGGGAGTAGCAGCTACCACACAAAGTGTAATAATACACATGAATACCTTGAGCAGGGCTATTACCTATCAAGGTGTCGTGAAATTTATTGATGATAAGTATTGGGAAACTGAAATAGTTCCTGAATTATTTCCAATGTGGCATAGTGATCGTGATAAACTTGAAGTCTTTACTGCATTTAAAGATGATCATTATCAAGTTACTAGAAATAAGTATGTTAGAAATCCTAAAGATAAAACAGGTAAGTGGACATCATATGAATTTCCTGTTGCTGAGTTAGATCCTGCTGAAGCAAAGGGATTAAAGGATACTTTGATTGAAAAGTATATTGATTATAAAGAAACAGTTGATAGAAGTATTGAACAAGCATTACAAAACGAGTATGTTCATAAGAATGAGTTAAGTTGGGAGAAATGTAAGTTAATGCGTAATTTCTTATTACATGACTCTGATTATGTTATGATGCCAGATTCTCCTGTTACTGATGGTGATGAGAAAGCATTATGGGAGAAATATCGTCAGCATTTACGTGATATTCCAGCAAATCCATCATTTGCTACAGCTTACGATGTTAAGTTTCCAATTACACCAAAAGAATACCTAGCAAGAGAAGCAGCAGAAGCATTACCTCAACCTATTGTTGATAAACATGGTGATTTTGGTAAAGGTTCATCATATATGGAGAGTGAGTATCATTTCTGGAAACCAACTGAGAGTACATTACAGAAATGGAGACAGAGAATGGCATTCTATATGCTATTGAGATTGGATACTCTTGATGATTCATTAACCATAAGCAATTTGCTCAGTCATAGAGCAAGTAGATCCAATGAAGATCTTCTTGAACCAAATCATCCAGATAAAGATGCATATATTAATGAGTTGCTAAGACAAATAGAATCAGGTGAAGTATAATGTTAGTAGCATTAAATTTACAAAGAATAGATAATATTATTGCTGGTTTCGCAGCATCAAAAGATAAGTATGTTCTTTATATTAATACTAGTAACTGGTATTATATGAATGACGATACTAAGAAAGCACAGATCAAAGAGTATTACAAGGATTATATTCCTGTAGATACTGGTGAACATGCTGAAGTATTTGATTCACCTGATACATTCATTGAGTTTAAAACAGAAATCAATGCAACTGCTACTGCATTTGATTGGTTTCCTCAAAAGACAGAGCTACAAGACTCGGATTATTATATTGAAGTATATGTGGTTGCACCGAACGGAACTATACCTTATAACAATCTTGGTATTACACCAACCTCTTGAGGACACATTAAGAACTGTCACAAGCCCCCTACACAGGGGGTTTTTTAATGCTATAGTATATTTGTTGAGAGGATACGTGGTTCTCTAGCCCCAAACCTACCGACTAGACTGACAAATGCAAGGATCTATGGTTGTCTCT